CACCCGGTGACTCCGGAGCTCCTCGAGGGCGCGAGCCTCGCGGACATCAGCGCGTGCTTCAACGCGATCATGGGGCTCTCCAAGCTCGAAGCGGAGACCGCGGGAAACTAGCGCTCGCGACCCGGGTCGCCTTCGGGGTCTACGCCCAGAACTGCCACGACTGCCGTGGCCCGAAGGGCGCGGAGTACCGGAAGCAGTGGGGGTGCGATGTCGAGGCGGGTGAGCAGGACCGGATCACCTGCTATGCGTGCGACGAGGACACCCTCGGTTGCCCGCGGTGCAAGGACGAGCGGTGGGTCCAGCTCCGGCGGTGCCCGAAGGCCATCGTCGACCGCGCACTCCTCGACGTCGTCCGGGTCGCGCTGTGGTCCCGAGAAGGGGGACCGCTCCCCTGCCCCGGAGGAACGCTCGATCAGGCGGCCGCCTACATCACCGCGCGGGAGATCGTCTTCCGTGAGGCCGGCATCTGCGAGAAGGAGCTGATGCGCGATGGCGACTGAAGCCCGCCGCGCCACCCTCGAGATCCTGCTGAATGCACGGAACGCCACGAGCTCGGCCTTCAGCGCGGTCCACGGAAGCCTCGCGAAGATCCGCCAGGTCGGGCGTGACGCCTTCGCGTCCGTCACCCAGGTCGCAGGCAACGCCCGCGCGCAGCTCCTCGGGGTGGTCGCCGCGCTCGGTGGCGTGCAGAAGCTCCTCCTCGAGCCCGCCGCCTTCGAGGAGACCCTCACCCGGATGTCGGTGTCGAGCCGCGCGCTCGAAGGGGAGATCGACCGGGTCCGCAAGGCGATCGAGGACCTCGCGGTGTCCACGGGCACGGCACGCGAGGACCTGGCGGCGGGCTTCGACGCGGCGGGCCGCTCGGCGAAGAACTTCGAGGAGGTGGTCCAGCTCGTCACCACCGCGAACAAGCTCGCGACGCTGACCAACGGGACCGTCCGCGACTCGGTGGTCGAGCTCTCGCAGGTGATGGAGGGGTTCGGGAAGGACATCTCGGACGTCGAGGAGGTCGCGGCGAAGCTCTTCGAGACCTCCCGCGGCATGACCGGCGAGCTGATCGGGGAGCTCGCGCAGATCGGCCCCCAGGCGCGCGACGCCGGGGTCTCCCTCGAGCAGCTGCTCGCGGCGGTCGCCGCGGCGGAGCCTGCGGGGCAGTCAGCGACGAAGACCCTGACCGCCCTCCGCACGATCCTCACCCAGATCGTGAGCCCCACCGAGCAGTCCGCCGAGCTCTTCGAGCGCCTGCGGATCCAGACCGGGGAGCAAGCCCTCGCCGGGAAGAACCTGGGCGAGGTCTTCGCGCGGATGGGGACGGACGCGCGAGAGCTCGGGAGCAACCTGCGCGACCTGGGGATCGAGGGGCGCGCCACTGGCGCCTTCCTCGCGATCGGCGCGGAGGAGGGGAAGAAGTTCTCGGCGGCGCTCGCCGAGGTCAGCGGGAGCACGATCCCAGAGTTCAACGCGGCGTTCGACGCGGTGGGCAACACCACGAAGAGCCTGATCGACGGCTTCCGCGAGCTGACGAAGGTCGCGGCCACGGCCTTCGCGCGGACGCAGTTCGAGGCCATCGACCGGATCCTCAAGGGCGCCTCCAGCGAGGTGGAGCGCGTGCGGATCCAGGCGGAGCTCGCCGGACTGCACTTCGCGAAGTGGCGCGCCGAGATCTCGGGCGCGATCGCCATCGGCGCCACCTTCGTGAAGACCCTCGACACCGGCCTGCGCACGGTGAACCTGATCCTACAGGGTACGGGCGCACTCATGACCGCGCTCGTGCTGCGCGCCCGCCAGGCGATCCTCGAGATCAGGAAGTTCGCCGCGGACCAGTTCTCTGGCCTGATCAGAGAGCAGATTGCCAAGGCCATCGAGGGTGCGGTGAAGGACATCCCGGGGCTCGCCGCAATCCTCGGCACCACCGCCAGAGTCCTCATCCCTCCCCTCATCGACACGTCCGAGCTCGCGGCGTCGATCGAGGACGCGAAGGTGATGATCCAGGAGTTCGACAGGCAAACGAACGAGGACCTCCATCGGATGACGGAGGGGCTGAAGAAGTCCGCGCAGGGCACCGCCGACAGCTTCTTCGCGATCGGCGCAGCGTTCGAGCAGGGGTACTCGGCGGCGAGGGAGTACGAGAAGCAGATCGCCTCTCTTCGCCGCGAGCTCGATCGGCTCTCCGAATCTGCCGCCCACGTCCGCGCGGTGGCCGAGCTGGACTCGCTGCAACAGCGGTTCTCGTTCTCCCCCCCGCCCGCGCAGCTTGGCGATCCTGCCGGTCAGCGCGCAGCAAGCCTCGCCGCACAGGCCGTTGTTGTTCGTGAAGATGCCCTGGCTGGAGTCCGAGGCGCGATCAATCGGAGCCTGGATCAGGCGACGGCCGGCACTGACTGGGTCGACGTGTATGAGAAGGAGGCGATGGAGGTCATCCGCATCTCGGATCAGGTTCGGGCGAGCGTCGAGGGCTCGTTCGCCGGCGCATTCGACGGCCTTGTCCAGGGCGCGCTGACCGCGAAGGAGGCCGTCCGGAGCTTCGCTTCCTCCACGCTCTCGGAGCTCAATCGCCTCGTCGCGAACAACATCTTCCAGTCGATCTTCGGCGGGGGCACGAGGGGGAACGACGCCCCCGCCGGCGGCTTCTTCCAGTCGATCGTCAGCAGCATCTTCGCAGCGAAGGGTGGGATCCTGCCGGGGTCGTTCATGCCGGTGAAGGCGTTCGCTGGCGGCGGCGTCGTCACGCGCCCGACCATCGGGATCATCCGCGAGGCGGGCGTGAACGAAGCCGTGGTCCCGCTCCCCGACGGCAAGCGGATCCCGGTGAGCCTGCGCGGCGGGGGCGGGACGGTCATCCACAACCACAACTACTACATCTCGGCGATGGACGGGCCGAGCGTCGCGCGCGTTCTCACGAGCGCCGAGGGGCGCCGCGCGATCCGCGCGTCGACGCTGGACAACGACCGCCGGAGACCGCCACGGTGAGCGGCCTCCTCATCACCTCCGCGAACTGGGGCGCGCTCGAGGACGCGGTCGGGCGGCGCATCCGCACGTTCGCCCCCGGCGTCGGCTCCGCGCAGGCGCGCATCGCGCAGCGCGTCGAGTTCACCCCGCACTCCATGCCCTCGGCGACCGGCGCCCTCGCCATCACCCACGAGTTCGCGAACGAGCAGGCGATGACGAAGGTCGACGGGTTCGGCCTCAGCATCCCGACTCCGGGCACCGCCTCCGCCCCCGCGCTCACCGAGCTCGGCGTCGTCCTCTCCTTCAGCGGCAACCTCACCGCCGCCCCGAACTACCTCATCGGCCTCGGCCACTACTGGGAGGAGGGGGTGATCCTGGTCACCGGGCCGATGGTCGCGGGGGTCGACCACCGCCTCGGCAACGACTCCGGCCAGTTCCACCGCGGACGCCTGGTCATCGCGATCGAGAGCGGGGTCCCGCGCTTCGTCTGGACCCAGGCGAACGCCGCGGGGGACGCCGTGCAGCGCTTCGTCTTCGACTCGATCACCGTCCCCATCACCCTCACGGGCGGGGGCTCGGTCCGCAAACCGATCTACTACCGCTTCGTCCGGAACCTCGAGCCCGGGGTCGGGGGGAAGATCCAGCTCCGCGTCTGGCTCTCGGGGGCCGCCGCGGTCCAGGAGATCACGAGCATCCCGATCCCCAACCCCGTCTCCTCGAGCACCCAGCGCCTCGGGGGGAACCAGGGGACCGCCTCCCCCGCCTCGATCACCTTCCTGTGGTGGCGGGCACAGGGGTCCGACACCTACCCGGGCGCCCAGGACTTCGGCTTCGCCGACTACTGGACGACCCCCGTGGTCTTCACCGCCGCGAGCTACGTGTCGCACGGCGCGTCCCCGGCAGGCTTCCTCGACTCGGGGGCCGCGGCGCGCTACTGGCACGGGCTCTCGGTCTCGACCGTCGTCTCCCGCGGGGGCGGGGTGGTCCGCCTGCGGTTCGCCGCGAACGACACGCTCCCCGGTGGCACGGGCTCCGGGTTCATCTCCGGGGGCTTCGAGACCCTCGCGAGCTTCCCGGCGATCGTCGACCTCGAGGACGAGCAGGGGCGCTACCTGATCCTCGAGCTCTCCTTCGTCCCGGGGACCGAGGCGGACATGGGTCTGAACGAGGCGATGCTCGAGGGGGTCTTCGGGCAGGCCGCGGAGATGGGGACCGCGGAGCACGGGATCGCGCCGAACGGCTCCGCCGACCCCGCGCTCATCGAGGTCTCGCTCGGGGGCGAGGGCGCGGCGACCGCCTCCCTCCCCTACCCCCCCCACTTCCCGACCGAGGTCGACGAGCAGTTCCGCTCCCACCAGACCCCCACCGAATCCGGGCACCTGCTCTCGCGGCCCCTGGGGACGGCCGTGCGCCGCACCTGGCGCGCGCGCTGGGCGCTCGACCTGGCGGAGGGGGACGCGCTCCTCGGCTTCCTGGAGGGCCAGGGGGCCGACGCCTTCGTCTTCGCGCCGCCCCTCGCCACCGGAGGGGCCCTGGTCACGGCTGCGGTCCGCGGGCCGATCCGCGCCCGCCGCGCCCCCCCCGCCGGCTACGAGATCGAGGCCGAGCTCGTCGAGGTGTTCCCGTGAGGACGATGGGCGCGGGGTCGCGCGCGCAGGCCAACCGCCTCGAGGTCCCCGCCCCCTGGCTCCTGCTCTGGGAGCTCCAGCTCTCGGAGCAGGAGCGCATGTACCTCGTGAACAACGAACAGCCGTTCACCTTCGAGGGGAACGTCTACCGCCCCTACCCCGTGGCCCTGGAGGTCCTCGAGGAGTCGCTCGGCGGCGACCTCCCGGGGCTGAACGTCGTCGTCTCGAACGTCACCCGCGAGCTCTCCGCGCTCCTCCAGCACCGCCGCGGCCTCCTCGACCGGACCGTGTACCTGCGGATCGTCTCGGCCGCCCACCCCGAGGAGCCCGCGCTCCGCCACCGCTTCACGATCCGCTCGAGCTCCGTCGACCAGGGGCAGGCGATCTTCCGCCTCTCCCAGCTCCCGCTCGTCGACATCACGATCCCCTACCGCACCTTCCTCCGCTCGAGCTGCCACCACCAGTTCCGCGGCCCGGCGTGCGGCTGGGCCCACCCGAGCCTCCCTCCCGGCGTCCAGGACTCGACGAGCTGCTCGAAGCGCCTGAACGGCCCGAACGGCTGTGTGGCGCACGGAGCGCTCTACGCCGCGGCCGGGCAGCCGAGCCAGTGGCCGGCGCGCTTCGGCGGCTTCCCGGGGATCCCAAGGAGGCGCGGATGAGCGTGGTCGTCGACCGTGCGATCAGCGACCTCATCGGGGCCCCCTACTCCGCCGGAGCCTGGGGGCCCGAGGCGTTCGACTGCTTCACGCTCGTCGCCGAGGTCTACCGGCGCCTCGGGATCCGCTTCGCGATCTCCGACCTGCTCTCGGAGTCGGTGCTCGGGGAGCGGTTCCTGGACCTGGGGGAGCTGCTCGAGGAGGACTGGGAGACGGTCCCCGCGCCCCGCGAGGTCGGGGACATCGCGCTGATCCGCGCCCCCCTGGGCACGGAGCCGACCGGGGATCCCCGCTCCGCGGGCCACTGCGCGGTCCACATCGGGGCCCACCGCATGCTCCACACCACCCAGCCCCACGGTGCCCACCTCGTGCCCTGGCGCCTCCTCCGCCCCGTGACCCTCCGCGTCGTCCGCCTCCGGCCGCGGCTGGGGGGCCCCGAATGATCACGGTCGTCACCTGCTCGACCTGGCCCGAGCTCCGCCGGCGCGAGGTGGACACCCTCCTCTGGCAGGAGGGGCAGGTCGTCGCCGACTTCGTTCCGCCGCAGTACGCCGACTGTGAGCACCTGGCGTGCGTGCACCGGAACCGGCTGGTGCCGCGAGCCGAGTGGCCGACCACCCCCACGGCCTTCGGCGACTTCGTGACCTTCCTGCCACTGCCGGGCAGCGGGGTCGAGATCGGCGCGGCCGTCTCCTGGTTCGCGACGAACATCCTCCTGCCGGCGGTCGTCGCGACCGCGCTCTCCTATGGGGTCCAGGCGCTGATCGGGGCGCCGAAGGAGAAGTCCTTCGAGCCGGCGCAGGACCAGACGACGGTCCTCGACGGCGCGCAGAACACGAGCCACTCGGGGGCGCCGATCCCCATCGTCTACGGGCAGCAGCTCGTCGCCGGGAACTTCCTCGAGGTGCTGGTCGAGGGGAACAACCCGTTCCTCACCGGGCAGCCCCACGGCAACCTGCTCGATGTGACCCTGGGGATCTGCGAGGGGGAGATCGACGAGTTCCTCTCGACGAAGATCAACGGCAACCCCCTCTCCACCTACAACTACCCCCCGCCCCCCGGCGGCACCTCGCCGATCGAGGTCTTCTACAACGTCGGCACTCTCGACCAGCCCTCGCTCGGCGGCCTGGGGAGCGCGACGACCTTCGCGGTGCAGCTCGAGCTGCCGATGGGCTCCGGCAACTGGGCGGACCCCGCGACCTGGATCCCGGGCGAGGTGCGCCAGTACACGACCACCCAGGAGGTCGACCGGGTCCGGGTGAACATCCTCCACCCCGAGGGCCTCGTCGCGATCCACCACTCGAGCGGCGCGCAGCAGCCCCTGCTCGTCCAGTGGCAGACCCGCTTCCGGGTCGTCGGCTCCGGGGCCGGCGGCTGGTCCGCCTGGGCGATCGCCGGAACGACCTCGACGGTCACGACGCCATTCATCACGTCGACCGAGGTCGCGTTCCCCGCGCGCGACACCTACGACGTCGAGGTCCGCAAGTACTCGGTGATCATCGAAGCGTGGAACGTGAAGCACCGGATCATGCTCGACTCGGTGACCGAGGTCCTCGACTCCGACTTCACCTACCCGGGGATCGCGTGCGTGCGGCTGCGGATCGAGGCGGGGAAGGAGCTCCAGGGATCGCTCCCCACGATCACCCACGAGATCCGCGGGCGGAAGATCGTGAAGTGGGACGGGGTCGACCCCGAGGACCCGGACTTCGTCGACGCCTTCCCCTACTCGAACCCCGCGTGGGTCGCGCTCGACACCATCACGAACGGCTTCTACGCCTTCGGCCGCTGGCTCGACATCTCGAACGCCTACCTCCCGGACTTCCTCGAGCTCGCGGAGTGGTGCGACGAGCTGGTCTCCGATGGCGCGGGGGGCACGGAGCGGCGCTGCGAGTTCGACGCGGTCTTCGATGGCACGGGCACGAGCGGATGGGACCGCCTCCAGCAGATCGGCCGCACCTGTCGGACGTCCTTCGTCCTCGTCGGCGACCTGATCAAGGCGAAGGTGAACAAGCCCCGGGCGCCCACCGCGAAGTTCTCGATGGGGAACATCGTCCCGGGGTCCTGGTCGCAGTCGTGGGTCTCATCCGCGCTCCGCCCCACCCGCATGCAGGTCCGGTACCTCTCCCGCGAGCTCGGCTACCAGATCGACGAGGAGGGGATCGACGACGACCAGGCGATCGCCGAGGGCCTCCCGCAGAGGATCGAGACGATCGAGCTGCTCGGGATCTCGCGCCGGTCGCAGGCGCTGCGCGAGGCGCGCTTCGCCCTGAACCTCGCGAAGCTCACCGAGGTCGTGGGGTGGTCCGCGGACATCGACGGGATCGCGTGCGAGGTCGGCGACATCGTCCTCCTCTCCCACGACGTGCCGGGATGGGGGACGAGCGGCCGGGTCGCGGCGGACTCCGCGCGCGGGCTCGAGATCGCCCTCGACCGCGATGTCGTCCTCGAGCCCGGGGTCACCTACCAGATCGTGATCCGCCATCTCGACAACTCGCTCGAGACGCGGACGGTCGCGACGGCCGCCGGAACCTACCCCGCGGGCAGCGAGCTCACGGTGACCCAGCCCTTCGACCACCTGCCGGCGCACGAGGAGCTCTACGCGATCGGCCGGGCGGACAACGTGGCGCGCCAGGCGCAGATCACCTCGATCCGCACGAACGCCGACCTCTCGCGCGAGTTCGAGGCGGTGGTCTACGACGAGCGGATCCACGACGATGGGATCGGCGAGCTCGACGCGCTCGTCTTCACCGACCTCCCGGACCCAGGCGCGATCCCCCCCTGCCCCGGGAACCTCACCGCGTCGCAGTCGACGGTCGCCACGGGGGGCGGGATCTCGTTCGATGTGCGCGTCGCCTGGACCTACCCGAGCGCGCAGATCGACCGCGCGCGGATCTACTACCGCGACCTGCAGGCGGGGACGCAGGGGGGGGGCGCCGCGCCGATCATCGGCTCCTGGCTCCTGGCGGGGGTCGCGAGCTACCCCTCGAACTCCTTCGTGCACCAGGGGGTCACCCCCGGGCTCTACGAGTACACCGTGCTCCTCGAGGGGATCGGGGGCGGGACGCGGCCGCTCGGCACCTGCTCGACGGTTCAGCTCGAGGTGTCGGAGGCGGCGGGGGTCGTCCCCGACGAGCCCACGAACCTCGCCTGGGCGCACGCGGGCGACGACCTGATCCTCACCTGGGACCCGGTGACGAACGCCTCGATCTCCCACTACCTCGTCCGTCGCGGGGGGCACTGGGTGGGGTCGCTCCCCGTGGGGCAGGTCACGGACCACCAGATCGTCACGGAGCGCTGGGCGCCGACCGCGGGCTCCGCGATCGTCGAGCAGTTCATGGTGCGCGCCGTAAGCTTCTCCGGAGTCCACGGGAAGCTCGCCCGCCTCGAGGTCCCCGCCGGCGGGCTCCCCGTCTGGCTCGGGGGCACGGTCGACCAGTGGGACGAGGCGGACAGCTCCTGGCCCGGGGGCCTCACGAACCTCGTGGAGGTCGGGTCGCTCCTCGAGCTCGTCTCCCCCGGCGACCCCGGGCAGTACATCACCGAGGTCCTCGACACGGGGGCCGTCGACTCCTACCGGATCGGCGCGGTCGTCCACTTCGGGCAGATCTCCCCGATCACCGGCCAGAGCACCACGGTCACCTCCGTCGGCGCGATCGGCGCTGCGCAGGGGTCGGACGGGCCGGTCGACCCGGCGCAGTGGACGACCGCCTTCGAGGTCTCCTTCCAGGTCAGCGCGAACGGCCTCTCCTGGTCCGACTGGGCTCCGCTCGTCACGCAGACCGTGGTCGGCGCGACGATCCTCGGTACATGGGTCGCTGGGATCCGGTACGTCCGCGTGCGCGTGACGATCACCCCCAGCGACCCCACCTACGAACCCTACCTCGAGCAGCTCTTCATCACGGCGGAGGCCCGATGAGCTACTTCCCGATCGAGCCGGCGGACTCGCTCTCCGTCCAGGTCGTCGACCTGAACGAGGCGCTCGACGCGCTCGCCCGCGACTTCCAGGGGGAGAGCGCACCGAGCACCCCCTCGAGCTTCCAGCGGTGGATCAAGCCATCGACCTTCGTCGACCACTTCCGGAACGTGAGCAACTCGACCTGGGTCCCCTGGCAGCACGTCGACGTCCCCTCGGGCTTCTACTTCTCGGACGGCGCGGACCACATCCTGCTCCGCGCCCCGGCCGACGTCGGCTCCGGGGGCTACACCCTCGTCCTCCCCGGCGCCCAGGGCGCGAACAACCAGTACCTGCGGAACGACGGCTCCGGGAACCTCTCCTGGGTCACGCTCGGCGCGGGGGTCTCGGCGCTCGACGACCTCTCGGACGTCACGATCACCACCCCGGCCACCGGCCACTACATCCGGCACAACGGGAGCGTCTTCGCGAACCAGCTGGGCGTGACGATCTCCGACCTCGTCATCGGCTCGGAGGCGAACGGCGACCTGATCCGGCGCTCGGGCGGCGCGTGGGGGCGGCTCGGGGTGGGGTCCGAGGGGCAGGTGCTCACGGTCGTCTCCGGGGCCCCCGCGTGGGCCGCGGCGGGCGGCGCGTCGATCGACCTCGACGACCTGACGGACGTCGCGATCACCACCCCGGCGACCGGGCACCTGCTCCGGCACAACGGCTCGCAGTTCGTGAACCAGCTCGGGCTCGCGATCGGCGACCTGACCGTCGCCTCGGCCGCGCAGGGGGACCTGATCCGCCGCGGCGCCTCGGCCTTCGAGCGGCTCGCGGTGGGCACCGCGGGGCAGGTGCTGACGGTCGTCGGCGGTGTCCCCGCGTGGGCCGCGGCCACAGGGGGCGGGGCGACGGTCCTCGACGACCTGACCGACGTCTCGCTCAGCGCGCCGGGCGCGGGGCGCTACCTGCGCCATGGCGGCTCCGCGTGGCAGGACTCGGCGCTCCTCCTCACCGACCTCTCGATCGGCTCGCAGGCCAACGGCGACGTTGCCTACTTCAACGGCACGGTCTGGACGCGGCTCGCGCGGGGGGCGAGCGGGCAGTTCCTCCGCTCCGGGTCCTCGACGATCGCGTGGGAGAGCGTGGCCCTCGGGGCGACCGAGCTCGATGGGCTCTCGGACGTCGACATCACGACCCCGGCGGCCGGGCACATCCTCCGGCACACCGGGACCCGGTTCATCAACCAGCTCGGGCTCGCGATCTCCGACCTCACGGTCGCCTCGGCCGCGCAGGGGGACCTGATCCGGCGCGGCGCCAGCGTCTTCGAGCGGCTCGCGGTGGGCACCGCGGGGCAGGTGCTGACGGTCGTCGGCGGCGTCCCCGCGTGGGCGGCGCCCGCGGGGGGCGGCGCGCTCGACGACCTCTCCGATGTCGCGATCACGACCCCGGCGGCCGGGCACCTGATCCGACACAACGGCTCTCAGTTCGTGAACCAGCTCGGGCTCGCGATCGGCGACCTGACCGTCGCCTCGGCCGCGCGCGGGGACATCATCCGGCGCGGCGCCTCGGCCTTCGAGCGGCTGCCCCTGGGCCCGAACACCTACGTCCTGACCTCCGACGGGACGGACGCCGTGTGGGCGGCGCCCTCGGGCGGGGGGGGCGGGAACACCTTCCAGACGATCGACGTGCCGAACGGCACGAACCCCGTCGCCGACTCGGGGACCGACACCCTGACCTTCGCCGAGGGTACGGGGATCGCGATCACCGGGGATTCCTCGACCGACACCGTGACCTTCGACGTGGTGGTCGAGGAGATCGACCACGACGCCCTCGCGAACTTCTCGGCGAACGAGCACTTCGACCGCACGGGGACCGTGAGCATCACGGGCGCCTGGTCCTTCGACCGGTCGAGCGCCTCGGAGGTCTTCCTCGAGCTCGCGAACCCCTCCTCCGGCGTCTACAGCCTGCGCCTCGACGGGGACCTGATCCTACTCAGGAGCGGGTTCAACGGCCGGCTCGCGGCGTCCTCGCTCAGCGCCTCCCGCACCTGGAACTTCCCGGACATCGGGGGGGACGTCACGATCGCCGGGAACTCGTTCACGGGGACAGGCTCGCTCGTCCGCGCGACCGCCCCGACCCTCGCCGGCGCCACCCTCTCCGGGGACCTCACGATCAACGCGGGCTCGGAGCTCGTCTTCGTCGAGAGCGGCGGCAGCTACGTCATCGACTGCTCGAGCTCGGTCACGGGGACGGTCACCCTCACGCTCCCGCAGATGGTCGGCGCAGGGCCGCACACCGCGCTCCTCACGACGAGCAAGGTGCCGTTCTTCGAGTCGAACGTCCGGATGGAGCCGGGGGTCGAACTCGAGTACTCGCGGGACTCCATGCTCCACCGCCTGGGCACGGTCGCGACGATGACCGGGGCCCGCAACTGGGACCTGCCGGATGCCAGCGGCGAGATCACCTGCCTGGGGAACGCGGCGACCGGCACCGGTTCGATCGTGCGCGCGGCGAGCCCCACGCTCTCGGGGACCGCGATCATCAACGCGATCCAGACGAACTCCCTGCAGACGGTGGCCCTGCTCTTGAAGGAGCTGATCGGATCGAACTACCTGTCGATGACCTGCGCGGCGACCACCGGGGACTACACCATCAACTGGCCGAGCTCGAGCACGCTGCCCTCGAGCGGCACCTACTACGTGAAGATCGACAACGCCGGGAACATTTCGTTCGCGGCCAGCTAAGGAGGGGAAGGGAATGGCGAGGTCGAGGGTCGGACGGAGGGCGCGAGCCCCGAACATCCAGTCGATCACGAAGGCGCGGGGCGAGCCGCCGAAGCGGATGTCGATCCCCCTGGAGACCCAGGCGCGGATCCGCGCCGTGTACGGGGCGTCGCAGCAGCGGATGGCCGCGGTGAAGAACGACTGGGAAGCGTACCTCGCGGGGATCCGCGACACGCTCGGCGTCCCCGCCGGATGGGTCCTCGACATCGACGGAGACCAGGTCTGCTTCGCGGAGCCTCGCCTCCCGGTCGCCCCGCCCGCGCCGGCGCCGGCGGAGCCCGCGGCGGCCGAGACGGGGTAGGCGTGCGGCGCGCGGTGGGACGGGTGCTCGTGGCGCTCGCCGCCCTCGCCGCAGCGCTCTGGATGATCCTGAGGTAGGAGGCGCGATGAACGAGACGATCCCCGAGGTAGCTGCGAAACCCGCGGTGCGCAACGGAACGATCCTCGACCGCGCGACCACCTATGTGTCTCTCACCCTCACGATCACCGTGGTCGTCCTCGGGTTCCAGTTCGGGTCTCGGCTCGCCCTCATCGACACGAAGCTCCAGAAGCTCGACAAGGTCCCGCCCCGGGAAGAGGTGCAGCTGATCGTGCGGGACGAGGTCGCGCCGCTCCAGAAGGAGCTCTGGGTGCTGAAGACCGAGGTCGAGCTGCTGAAGGCTGCGGTGAAGACACAGAAGGGGTCGGAGTGACGCAGCGCGCTGCGCAGTTCGCGACCATCGGCCTGCTGTTGCTGCTGGTCGGGATGCTCGGGTGGGGACTGCGCATGCAGGGGAGGGTCATCCCCCCGACGGCCGAGGAGATCGCGACCGCGATCCGAGCGGACAAGGTGAACCTCACCATCGAGAACGAATGGAGTGCCACCGTGCGCAAGACCACGATCAACTGGCAGGACGCGAACGGGAAGAGGAAGAGCACGGTCGTCGAGACCGCGCAGCTGGAGGGTGAGACCTCGGCGGAGCTCGCTCGCCGGCACCTCGTCGAGGTCGGTGAGCAGGAGGCAGCGATCGTCGCCGCCGGCGGCACGATCCTCTGAACGCCGTTCGCCGGGCGGTGAACGGGGACTGGAGGAAGTTCCTCCTCGGCCTGCTCGTGACCGTCGCCGGCGTCCTGATGATGTGGGACCGGGAGAACCTGAAGCAGGAGATCGAAAAGCTCAGGACCGAGGACAAGGAGCTCCGGGGTCTGATCCGGGCGCACGCGACCGAGGAGGGGCTCATGCACAAGGACTTCCTTGAGCGGTTCCGCTCGCTCGAGCGTGCCGTGTTCGGAGAAGGGGGAAAGTGATGATGTCGAAGTGGAAACGGCGCTACCTGCCCGTGGGGCTCGTGGTCGCTCTCGTCGGAGGCCCGTCGTTCGCCCTGCTCTCGACCGGCGGGTGCGGGATCATCGGCCCCGTCCCCTCGGTCGAGGACGTCGATCAGGGGAAGCTCGAGGTGAAGGACCCGACGACCGGCGCGGACCGCGCGGGGACCGTCGACGACCTGATCGCGCTGCTCGAGGCGCGGCTCGAGAAGGTAGACCGGGCGATCGTCCGGATCGAGGGGGCGGCGGACGCCGCGGGGAACGCCGCGGCGAAGATCGGGGACGTCGCGCCCGGACCCGCGGGGGACGCCGCCGACCTCGTGGGGTGGGGCGTGGGGCTCGTCAGCGCGGCGGGCACGGGGCTCCTCGCGCGGCAGAAGGCGAAGATCCAGGCGCAGCTCGCCCGCGCGCTCGCCCGCAAGGCCGAGCTCGAGGCGCAGCTCGCGGCGACCCCCTCGGCAGGAGGCACGGCATGAAGCTGATCGAGCAGCTGATCTCGTTCGGTGCGGCGAGCAGCACGAAGACGCAGGCGTGGGCGATCGGCGGTGCGGTGGTCCTGGGCTACCGGGTGCCGGAGCTGCTCGGGCTGCCGTTCGCGCTGGAGCAGTGGCAGGTGCTCTCGTTCGCGGGGCTGACGGCGGTGCTGATCCTCGCGCGGATGGGCCACGACATCGCGCTGACGCTGCGGGGTTCCCCCTCCGACCCGCTCTAACAGACCTCCCTCCACCTAGGGCCCCCCGTCAGATCCGGGGCGGGGGGCCCGTTCTCTCAGAGCCCGGGCCAGTGTTCCCAGCTCACCAAGGCTCCGCCCTCAAAGTAGTAGAGCGTGCTCGAGTACGGTTGGTAGTTCCCAACCGCGAGGGCGCCGGAGTAGTACTGACGGTGCTCATGGACACTCGTCCCGTCTGATCCGGTCCTGACCACGCGGAGGTCCCCGCCGAGGGCCACCTCGAGCTGCTCGACGGTCATCCCGATCACCGGCTGCGCGTCATGGATCCCGAGAACGATCTCGTCCGGCAGGTTCGTGTGCTGCTTGATGTAGTCCGCCCTGGCCTGCTCCGCGCGGCGCTCGTAGTAGAGGCCGCACCCCGAGAGCAGCACCGCCGCCACGGCGACGAGCCACACCACAGGTCGCTTCGTCTCACGCTCCATAGCCACTCCTCGCGTACTGTTGGACCCGTTCCTCGATGTACCTCAGCGCCTCCTGCTCACCCACGGAGGCTGTCTTCTGCGTTGCGACGATCGCCCTGCAGGCGTCGAGAAGCCCCTCGGGCGGCATCAGCTGCTCGGACAGGGCGCGACCCACAGCGACCTTGAACGACTGCGGCGACGGGACTTCCATGCCGGTGAAAAGGGAGTCGACTACTGGATCGGTCATCCTCGGATCTCGAATCAGTCCTCGGAGATGCTCGCGAACCACCGCCTTCTCTTCCCGCATGAACCGTCCGTCAGCCTTCGCCACGTAGAACAAGACCTTGAGCAACTCCGCGTGGTCGGCGAGGAATCTCTCTCTGGCGCGGTCGGGGGACCGCGCGTAGGCCAGTTCGAGGTACTCCCTCAGGCTCTCGATTACCTCGCCGGTGTCAGTGTCGACGGCAGCCTCAACTCGATCGATCCGGAAGGTACGGGTTGCGTTCCTCAGGTGGCAGTGGGCGATGATGAGCCCTTCGAAGCGGCCGCTGTCAAACGATCGCGTCGTGATCCTTCTCCTCGTTGGGACGCCCTCGCCGTTACGGTAGTCGATCAACAGGTTCAGCTTGAGGTCCCTGGGGTTGTGGGCATCCCAGAAGGCTCCCTCCCAGGTGTCGCGCTCGACGCCACCGATGTAGGCGGAACTCGTGATCCTCGGGTGAGTCCGCCCCCGCCGGAGCCAGCGTGCGAACCGCAGCACCCAGATCAGCACCACAATCCCGACGATGAGCGCCAGGGTGAGCCCGAGGATGAGGACCAGATCCATCGCGACCCTCCGACCTCCACACCCGGCCCGTGGCCCGAGCGGGCCGGGTTGACATTGTATCTTTGGCATTGTACCTCCTTCGGGAGGTTCCACCACCTTGGCCCCGACCGAGCTCCGTCACCGCGCCCCCTACCTCGACCGCACCGGGCCCGTGCCCCGCTGGCGCATGGTCCTCGAGCTCGAGCCCGGACGCTGGTCCCGACGCGACCTCTGGCCCCGGACCGACCGCCGCGCCCGCAACCCCCTCCTCGTCCCCGAGGCCGACCGCTACCCCTGGGAGCTCGCCCGCTCCGGCCGCTTCACCCGCCGCCTCGCCGCCTACGCGCCCCGCAGGGCCGCGGAGCTCGCGGGGGAGGTCCAGGACACCCCGGGGCGCCCCGTGCGCTTCCGCGAGCTCCTCGACCGCGTCCTCGACCAGTCCGAGGGCCTCGGGCGCAGCCGGCAGACCGACACCCGCTACCGGGGGGTCGCGGCGAGGTTCGCGGAGTGGGCGGCCACCGGCGCCCCCCTCGCCCTCGACGACGCCCGGCTCATCACCCCCGCGGTCCTCGAGGCGTGGCTCGACGCGCGCCGCGGCGAGGGGGTCGCGTGGACGACGCTCCGCTCCGACTGGAACTGCCTGCGCGTGATCCTCTCCCGCGCCGTCCGCGACGGGCACCTGCGCACCCTCCCCCGCCCCGAGATCCGGTGGGCGGCGAAGGTCGAGGAGGACCGGCGCGACGGGCGGATCCGGGACGGCGCGGCCGAGGTCCTCGAGCTCGTCCCCCGGCTCCTCGCGCGCGCCGAGCCCCCCGCCGTCCGCGCCCTGCTCACCTTCCTCGCGTACACCGGGGCGCGAATCGGGGAGCTCGTCCCCCGCCATGGGATCGAGGGGATCCGCTGGCGCCACATCCGCGAGGTGAAGGGCGGGCTCACGGCGCGGATCGAGGGGGGGAAGGGGCGCGCCCGGGGCGCCCGGGTGATCCCAGTGCCCCAGGCGGCGGCCGCCGAGCTCGCGAAGCACCACGCCGCGCGGACCGCGGCGGGCTGGTCGACCGGGGCCGACGATCTCGTCTGGCCGGTGACCGGGGTCCGCCACGCCTGGTGCCGGCTGCGCGAGGAGCTCGCGGTGGAGATCGAGGCGGCGGGCGGAGCGCGGGCCCAGGAGCTCGCGGCGGCCGCCCGCGCGCTCCGCGTCCACGACCTGCGGCACTTCGCGAGCCACTACTGGCGCTCGAAGGGGGTCCCGGACCGGCACATCGATCGGCTTCTCGGGCACCGGACGCCGGTGGTCGCCGCGCGCTACGCCGCGGCCGACGTCTCGGAGCTCGCGGCGAGCCTCGCCGCGGCGGAGGGCGGCGCATGAACCTCCAGCTGATCCGCCGCCTTCTCGAGATCCGGCACTCGAAGGACCTGGTCGCGCACGAGGTGAAGAGCGGCCCGACGCAGGGTGCGACGCACGCGCGCCTCGACACCTGGGCGCTCGCCCGCTCGTGGGTCAGACCGATGACCTGGGGCTACGAGATCAAGCTCACGCGCTCCGACTTCCAGCGCGACGACAAGTGGCACCGGTACCTGCCGCTCTGCCGCCAGTTCTACTTCGTGTGTCCGAAGGACCTGATCCAGCCGGAGGAGGTCCCGGGCGAGGTCGGCCTGATCTGGGCGAGCCCGAAGCAGCTGAGGACGAAGCGGAAGGCGGCGACCCGCGAGCTCGATCCCGAGACCGAGAACGACCTCTTCCGCTACCTGCTGATGTCGCGAGCGACGATCGGCGCCGACTCCTCGGACCCCGAGGCCGCGATGCTCGAGCGTCGGGCCTACCGCACGAACCTCTGGCGGGAGTTGATCGCGCAGCGTGAGGACTCTCGGAAGCTCGGGGAGAGAGTCAGGGGGAAGGTGCGCGAGCTGGTGAGGAAGTCGGAGGAGGAGGTGCGCCGCGCGAAGGCCGAGCTCGAGGGCTGCGCGCTGGTCTCCGAGTGGATTCGGGAGATGGGACTCGACCCGGCGGACGTCTACCGGCGCTCGGGAAGATTCAGGGGAGCGGAATCCCGCCGGGAGATCGAGGCCGCGGTCCTCGGGATCCCCACCGACTCCATCGACGAGCTGCGGCGGTCGCTGAGGGGTCTCGAGAAGGCGGTGGAGGAGCTCCGCGCTCGCTACGCCCCCCGCGAACTCGCCGCGGCGGAGGGCGCGGGGTGAGCGGGGCGAAGAGGGACGATCGGCGGATCGAGGCCGAGGGCGCCCTCCGCTACTGGCGGGAGGTCCGGGGGTACGCGGGGGCGTACGCGCTCCTCGAACGGTACCTCGAGTCGAGGGTCGCGTTGCTCGGTGGAGACCCGGACCAGGTCGTGCCGCGCACGAAGCGGAGGAAGGGGGCGAAGGCGTGAGGATCGAGGTCGAGGTCCGGCTCGGGGACCGGGAGCCCCTCCTCATGGTGCACGAGGATGGGCAGGAGTGGACGAACCTGCACGCGATCAACCTGGGCCTGATGGTCCACCGCGCCACCTGCCCGCACTCGGAGCGGCGGCAGGACGGGAAGAGCGGGTACCAGTGGTGCGTGGGGTGCGGGACGATCCTCATCCGCCCTCCGGAGATGGAGGCAGGGGGATGACGATGATCGAGAGGATGGACGCGCTCGAGGCCAGGGTCCGGAAGCTCGAGGAGCGGGACGCGACGAGAGGAGGACCGTGCCTCACGCCGGGCTGCGAGATGGTCACGCGGGCGGGGTATCTGCTCTGCGACACCTGTGCGAGCAAGCCCCAGGAGCCCGCCCCGTGGCTCATCCGGGTCGAGGACATGATCCCAGCCCCCCCGCCCCCTCCACCGACCCTCGAAGAGATCCGCGCCGCGCTCCGCGATGAACTCGACCGCGCTTACCCAACCCCCAAGGTCGTCGAGCTCCGGGCCGAGCCGGCGGTGCCGGACGAGCTCGTCCGGATGCTCGAGGAGGCGGCGGACGTCTACGCCTACATCACCGGGTCACTCGACCCGCACTTCCCAGGGTTGGCCGCGAAACGCCAACGCCTGCAACACGTCCTCGCTCGGGTCCGGGAGGCGAGGGAGAGGGAGCCGGGCGAGCAGAAGGACCCGCGGCAGGGGTCGCTCGAGGGGGTCGAGGAGCCGCCCCCGGAACGGCTGACGGGTGGACACCCGTTCGAGGACCGCCCGTGCGGCTGGTCGCCGCAGGACTCCCTCACCCCGAAGCCGCACCCGGGGCCGTTCCCACCGTCGCCGGTGACGCCGAAGCAGGGGTCGCTCGAGGGGGTCGAGCAGACCCCCCGCCCCGTCGACGCCTCGGTCCACGAGCGGCACTCCTACTTCGCCGGACGACCGCTGCCCGAGGAGACCTTCCGGGCCCTCGACGAGGCGATCGAGAGGCATGGGGAGCGGATGGAACAGGACCGGAGACTCCTCGCCCAGGCCGCCGAGAAGGGGTCGGAACAGGGGGCGGGGAAGGAGGGCGATGGAGCAATCTCGGGAACGGATTCGTGGGCGATTTCTGCCCCGGATGAGGCAGCGGAGACCGCCGCCGCGCCGGTCGGAGAGCACCGCCTGACCACGGACCAGGAAGGGTTCCGTTGCGCGATCTGCGGCCAAAGACCGCAGTATGTGGACAGAGAGAGGCTCGCCACGTTCGTCTGCTTCCCGAAGGGCTGCCCCGGCATCCCCCCCCAGCAGTAGGGGTCGGAGGGGTCTGGACCCCCAGGACAGCATTGTATTCCAGATACAACGCGGTACAGGAACAACCGGGGCCATTGCGGGGAGCCGCGCCGGCGGTACGGTAGCGGGGGCGACGGAGGGGACGGAGGAGGGATGATCTTCGGCAGGAGGGCCATCGAACGCCGACTGGCGCGCCTGGAGGGGCAGCTTCAGGGGCTCGCGGCCCGGCCCCGCCCCGACACCCACTCGGACGAGTGGCGGCGGCGGGTCGAGGCTCGGCTCGCTGCGCTCGAGGACCCCAGGGCGCTCCGCGACCGGGTCGCGGAGCGGGTCTTCGCTGAGCAGGTGCGCTCAGGGGGCGATGGCGATGCTCCGGCCGCCTTCGAGGCGGCGGACCGGTTCCTGGCGTGGAGGGCCGCGCTCGACTACCGGTCCCCGATCCGCACCTGCGAGCACGAAGACGCGCGTCTCGACCACTCCACGCGCACGCTGCACTGCCCGACCTGTGGCGCGTCGTTCTCCGAGCCTCGCGGCCTCGAGCCCGCCGCTCGCTACCAGCGGGAGATCGCCGAGCAGGCGGAGGCGGACGAGCGCCTGCACCGTGACTCCTGCCGAGCGGCGCTGCTCACGCCCGCCGCCGACCCGCCCGGCGCGCCGAGCGGAGTGGCGCTCATCGTCCCGAACCTCCCGCCCGGAGGGAAGCCCGGCCAGGTGCTGAGGTGCGACGGCGAGGGCGGCATGCGCTGGAGCGACCCGCCCGCCGATGGGAGGGGATCGTAGATGGGCGTTATGAACCACAACGCGATCATCGCCACCACCTGGAGCAAGGACTCATTTCGCGCAGCGGAGACCTGGATCGCGGAGGCGTGCAAGGGGTGGCAGTTCCTGTTCGCGTTGACGGGCGAGGTGGATAACGGGTATCGGTCGATCGTGATGGTGCCGGACGGCAGCAAGGAGGGCTGGGAGCGGAGCGCGGTCGGTGACGGACTGCGCGAAAGGTTTATCGCGTTCCTCGAGTCACACACCGACGAGGATGGATCTTCCCCTTGGTGCTGGGTCGAGGTCGGGTTCGGCGAGTTCGGACAGGCGCTCCTCCGAGGCAACAACCGCAACGAGTACAGTGACAGTCCGTGGTACCCGGACGACGCCGCGGCGGAGATTCGCCGGGACATGTTCTCCGACAGATACGAGTGGCGCCCGCCCGACGGCGAGAGTTAGTCTCCGCCCCCCGCCGCGGCGGAGCCGTTCCGCCGGTGCCAGTAGTCGAAGTCGATCGTGATGAGGTCCGGCACGTCGAGCGCTCGGCCGCGATCGTCGACCCGGGGCTCGGGGGGCGCGGTGCCGAGGGCCCGCGCGCACGCCTCCCCCACTTCGCGCTCGTCCGCCGCGGCGTAGCGCTGGGCGATGACCGGCGTCCGATGGCCGAGGAGTCGGTCGATGAGGCGATCGGGGACCCCGAGCGAGCGCCAGTAGTGGGACGCGAAGTGCCGGAGGTCGTGGAGGCGCAGCGCTCGCGTGGGCGCCGCGAGCTCGGGCGCCGCGCGCTCCGCGGCGGCCCGCCGCACCTTGTGCCAGGATCTGGTCACCTGCACCCACGGCCACACGAAGTCCTCGGGGTCGAGCCGCGCAAGGGTCCGGAGCGCGTCGGCGGCCGGGCCCGTGATCGGGATCCGCCGCGCGCCCCGCGCCCGCCCCTTCCCCCCGTGGATCACGGCGACGGGGGCATCGGTGTCGAGGCCCTCGAGGTCCTGCCAGCGCAGCCCCATCCGCTCACCCCCCAGGTCGCGCACCAGGACCTCGCCCGAGCGCGCTCCGGTGTACGCGAGGAAGCGGAAGAGCGCGGGGAGCGTGGGGTCGAGGGCGCGGTAGTACACGAGCTCATCGGCGGCCTCGAGGCAGAGCGGCACGAGCTCGAGGACGCGGTGCCCGCGCTCCGGCGAGCGCCCCGCCCGCCGATCCTCCGCGATCTTCGCCTCCCACCGCACCCGGACCTGGGGGATCGCCGCGAGGCGCTCATCCCACACCGCCTGGCGGAGGATCGCGCGCAGCGAGTTCCACTCGGAGCGCAGCGACGACCACATCGCCCTTCGCGACCCCCCGGTAGTGCCGATCGGTCTCGGGGCTGCGACCGAGGAGACGGCTCTCGGCGAGCAGCGAGTCGAGGAGCTCGCGGAAGGGGACGGCTTCGCGGCGCGGTGGTCTCGGCATCGATAGATCCGTTCGTGAGAGATAGGAGTGGATCATCGACGGTACCGGATCATCGGGTGGGGTCAACCGGTCAGCGTGCGCGTGCGTCCGGCGGCGGACGGTTTCGACCGAAAAGTACCGGATTGACCACCTATGACCGAAGTTGTAGTGTGTTCTCGATGAAGACGTGCTCGGGCCCCCCCCACCCCACCCCCCGACCCGGGGGAGAGGGGTAGGGGGCGGTGCCGAGCCCTGCGAGAGAGGTCGGTGCCCATGCGACTCCTGCCCCCCGTCCCCCCCCCGCGTCCGGAGCCGGCCGCCGAGGCCCGCCCCCGTCTCCTCGAGGAGCTCGCGGTCGCCCTCGGGCTCCTCGCCGCCATCGCCCTGGCGGTCTGCGCGTGAGACGGGGGGTCCGCCGGACGAGTGCCGCGCGCGCCGGGACGACCGAGCGGATCGTCACCCCGATCCTGCATACGGCGGCCGAGGTCGCCGAGCTGCTTCGGTGCTCCGAGCGCACCGTGCGCCGCATGGTGCAGCGCGGTGACCTCCCTGGGGTCCGGACGTCGGGGGGCGCGGGGAGCTCGCGCCTCCTGATCCCGGCGAAGGCCGTCGCCGACTTCCTCGGGTCCGCCCGATGACCGCGCCCTGCTGCCTCGAGAGCGACCAGCTCGAGCTCCCGCTCGGCGCCCCGGGCTCGCGGCTCGAGGCGGCGTTCGAGCAGTTCGATCGCGAGAACCCCCACATCTACGAGGCGTTCGCCCGCTTCACTCGCGAGGCGGTGCGCGCCGGCTGCCGCAAGATCGGCGCGAAGCTGATCTGGGAGCGGATCCGCTGGCACACCGCGGTCGAGACGCGCCGCGCGCGCGGTGAGTACCGCCTCAACAACAACTGGACCGCGTACTACGCCCGCAAGTTCATGCGGGACCACCCCGAGCACCAGGGGCTCTTCGACACGAGGAGTGTGCTCGAGTGAAGGGAGAGGGAGTGAGCATCGCCACGGTCTACGCAGAAGGCCGGTTGATACGGCACCAGTGGAGCAGCGTCGACGGCGAGGGGCGCGAGCTCCTCTGCCTGTACACGGCGCTCGCCGGCCACGCCGACGCGCGCCCCAAGACCTGCCCATCACACCTCGCGCCCGAGTGGGTCGCGCACCTCCTGCCGTGGCTCGACGACGCGCCGAGCGCCGAGGCGTGGCCGGGGATCGTGGAGCGGGTGATCGCGATCTCCGACCGCCTGCACCTCCTGACCCCCGAGTGCGAGTGGCGCGTGCGCGCGCTCTGCGTCCGCGAGGCGCTCACCCACACGAAGGCCGAGCGCGTGATCGCGGCGGGAGACCGGGTCGCCTTGCTCTGCGAGAGCTTCGGACACGGCACCCCCGTCGATGCCGACGCGCTCGAGCAAGCCAGGGCGGCGGCGGAGGCGGCTCGTTGGGCGGCGGCGGCGGAGGCGGCGGCGGCGGCGGAGGCGGCTCGTTGGGCGGCGGCGGCGGCGGCGGCGGAGGCGGCGGAGGCGGCTCGTTGGGCGGCGGCGGCGGAGGCGGAGGCTCGTTGGGCGGCGGCGGACCGGATGGCCTGCGCCATCCTCTCGGAGATGGAAGCAGACCTGGCGGGAAGGAACGCGTGAAGCCCCAGCAACCCCTCCCCTACGACTCGTGCGCCTGCGGGGACGCCTGGTGCCGCGGGTGCTCCCGCAGCGAGCCGGGGGAGCCGCGGGTCGCCGAGCTCCCGCTCCCCGAGATCGATGACGCGGGGCCCTGGCTCCCCGCACGCTGCACGCAGTGCGGGCAGAGCGCGGCGGTCCGCACGGTGGGCCTGCGCGCCGCGGCCGCCGCTCTGAACGATCGCCAAGCGCGATCCCTGGTCCGCTCCGAGTGGGCGCCGCGCGCCGATGAGGAGTCGAAGGACGAGCTGCAGCGCCAGGCGTTCGCCGCGGTCCTCGACCACCCCTCGTTCCGGTCGTTCGGAAATCGTGCCCAGGGGCTCGACTACTACCACGCGCCGTGGCTCGAGCTCTTCCACTTCCTCCGGCAGAAGGCGGGGCGCGCGGGGGCCTCGCGCGGCCAGCTCCGGCTCTTCGGGCGGGCCGACGTCGAGGAGGCGGAGTGAGCCGCGCACGGAAGCCCCAGGACGCCCAGGGGAAGAGCACGGTCGCCGAGCGCCTCGAGTGGGTCTACGGGCCTGCGAATGCCGACCTGACGGCGACGGAGCGCGCCCTCCTCGCCTACATCGCCTTCCGCGACGGTGACGGCGGGTGCTGGGGTGCGCTCGAGTCCCTCGCCGCGGCCACGGGACTCAGCGAGAGCACCGTGCGCCGCGCGGTGCGCGTCCTCGAAGGCGCGTTCCGCTTCGAGTCCACCCCCCTCGTCCAGGTCCCGATCGCGACTCGCCCGCGCCGCATCCAGCGTCGGGGGAACCGCTGGGTGACCTGTCGGCAACCTGTGGACAACCGTGTGTATAACTCTGCGGGGGGGTGTCACCATGACACCCCCCGGGGTGTCATGGTGACCGATCACCCGGTCACTGTGACCGGAACACCTTTTGCCGGGGTGTCACCACGACACCCAGAACATCTTAAACGAGATGATGAACGGGCGTCGCCCCGCCCCGTCCCCGCTCACGCGGGTCGGGTCGACGCCGAGGTCGGGGAGCAGGGGGAGCTCCTCCTGCCCCGGGTCATCGCAGGGGGCACCGACCACCGCCAGGCCATCGCCGCGATCCGCCGGCAGCTCGATGGGGAGCACCGTGAGCGGGGGGTCTCGTGAGCCCCGCCCCGGTCTCATCGCTCCACCGCGACCTCCGCTTCCGACTCGAGGCGGCCGCTCGCTCTCGCGAGGGGCCCGCGTGGCTCCTCGAGGGGCTGGTCGAGGAGTTCGCGTTCCTGCGCTGGCGGTTCGACTTCGCGTGGCCGCGCGAGGCGGTCGCCGTCGAGTGCGACGGGGGGCACTGGGGTGTCCGGATCCACACGGGCAAGCACGCGGGGCGCGTCGTGCCCAGCCGCCACGTCGGGGGCAAGGGCTACGTCGAGGGGTGCCGCAAGCTCAACGCCGCGGCGCTCGACGGGTGGATCGTGCTTCGGTACACGCGCGAGATGCTCGCGGGGCTCGCCGCCGTGCGCGAGATCGCGACCGCGCTCCGCGACCGACGCGCCGCGCGCGAGGAGGCGCCCCATGCCTCCGCGTAGCGTGCGCACCGCCGCCGACTTCGACTGGTCGGGGGCGCAGAAGCACAACGGGCTCGTCCGCCTGCTCGCCAAGCGCCTGGCGAAGCACCCACACATGCGTTACCTCGACTTCGACGATCTGGTCCAGGTCGGGACCTTCGCCGTGGCGCTCGCGCTTCCCCGCTTCAATCCCGAGAAGGGCGCGGTCTCGACTTACGTCGGCTCGTGCGCGCGCGGCGCGATGCTGAGCCTCCTGAGGACCACCTCGCCGCTGCGCGTTCCCGTGAACGCCCTCGACTCGAGAAAGCCAGCGGTCCGCGAGTTCGTCGACCGCGCTCTGCTGTCTCCGGTTCCGCTCGACTCCGAGTTCGAGGAGCAGGTCCCAGACTCTTCCCCGCGCGATCCCGCGGAACTTTGCGTGGACCACGAGGACGCAGAGACCGTGCGCGATGCGATCCTCGACCTGCCCGCGCGCCATCGCTTCGTGATCGTGCGCCGCGTCTACCAGGAGCGCACGCTCGACGAGGTCGGGACGGAGCTCGGGCTGTCGCGCGAGCGCGTGCGGCAGCTCCAGTGCGAGGCCATGCAGCACCTGACGAAGTGTCTCGCGCGTCGGCGGACGGCGGTGTGCGCATGACGCCCGAGCTCCGCGGCGCCGCGTTCGCGCTCGCGCTCCTCTGCCCCGTTCCCAGCGCCTACCACAGCGAGGGGGTGCCCTCCGAGCGCCCGGCGGCCCAACCCTCAGAGCACCTATCGACGGCCGCCTCCTCACAGACCGAGCCGCTCGGTAGCCCCCTCGCCTTCTTCGATCCGCTTTCCGACCTGCAGGTGATCCGCACGACGCGGGGCGAGCGCCCCGCCGTGCGCGCAGTCCAGACTCGAAGCCCCAGGGGGAACGAATGAAGTGGACCTCGTTCGTGCTCGCGATCCTGCTCCTCTGCGCCCCGGTCTCCGCGGCCGAGCTCGTCGTCGACGTCGATGCCGCGGGGCGGGTGACGGTCTCCGATGGGACGACCGTGCTCGTGATCGAGGGCGGGGCGACCGCGCTCGCGCACCGGCTGCTCGGGCTCGAGCTCGGCGCGATCGATGCGGCGACCGCGAGCGGCTCGTTCACGCCGATCTCCGTGCCCCCTCCTCCCCCGCCGCCGCCCGTCGAAGAGCCTCCGCCCCCGGCACCGGAGCCCCCGCCGCCCCCGGTGATCGCCTCGTCGATCACACGCTCCGCGATCTCCTGGGAGTTCGCGACGCCGGTCACGAGCGGGACGCTCGCCAACGGCGATCCCTGGGTGCTTGCTGGGACCACGATCGCCTCGAAGCTCCCCGCGTGGGACGGGGGCCGCGGAGGCTGCCAGCGGAACCCGCCCTACTGCTCGAACGGCGGGCCGGGCACGGGTCGGCACGGGTTCGACTCGACGATCTCGAAGTTCGACGCGGCGCGTCGCTCCACCTACCCGATCACGCTGTCGGCGGGGGACACGCTCGTCTCGACCTGGTCGTGGCGCGCGGGTGAGCCGGGCGCGCCCTCGGTCGTCTCGGGAGCTCCGCGCCCCACCATGCGGAACGCCGCGGTGCTCACCGCGATCGACGCGCCCCCCGACCCCGCCTTCCACACCTTCCGCCCCGCGTACTCGGGGTCGGACCGCTCGTTCCGCCGGATCTCGCGAGGGGAGCTCGAGGCAAAGCTCGCGGCGTTCCCCAACTGGCCTCCGCCGGCTGGCACGCCCTCGGTCTCCTCGGTGATCGCTCGTCTCGACGGGGTGCAGCTCGACTTCCTGAACACGTGGAAGGGCCGGTACGCGCACCCGAGCGCCAACATGGAGGACTACGCGCGCGACGTGACCGCGGACCACGGGGACGGGATCCTCATGCTGCTGCTCTCGATCCCGCTCGCAGACAAGGTCGAGATCGCGAAGAAGCTGATCCAGATCGGGATCGACCAGCACGGCATCCTCTCCCAGGGGCCGGACTGGAGCTACGCGGGGGGCGGGCACGTCTCGGGTCGGCGCTTCCCGACGATCCTCGCAGGGCACCTGCTCGGCGACGCGGCGATGCGCGACTTCTTCATCACACACACCGACATCCGGCTCACCGGCGAGAGCGTGCAGGTCCACCGCGATGCGCAAGGGGTCTACTGGCGCGACGAGATCGACAAGAACCGGGCGAACCCCGGATCGATCGGCTACCGCACGCAGACCTCGAACGTCTGGATCGCAGGGGTGCTCGCATCGCGCGCGCTGGGCTTGGTCGATTCGTACAACCTTCCCGATGCGTTCATCTACCAGGATGCGTACATGGAGGAGAGCTTCTCGGACGAGTGGAAGCGGGCTTGGCACGAGTGGCACGGCGCGTTGTGGGACTCGAGTGACGGTGGGAGGCACGCACCATGATCCGAGTCTGGCTCTACGACCTGGCGAAGCGGGTGTTCGGCGCACCGCAGGCGACCGTGCGCATCTACAACGACGCGCGGATCGTCGTCGTGCGCTGCAACCGGTGCGGTTCGAAGGCGGTGATCCCCCACTCATCGGAGACTGAGTTCTACACGGACCACGACTGCCCTGGGCAGATGCTGCCGATCGTCGTGCCCGTGCGTGCGAAGGAAAGCGCTTTCGGTGCTGGGTTCGTCGATTCGTGAGACGAGGGGAAACATGAGCGCAGGGCTATGGTTCAGTCTCGTGCGATCACGGCGTCCGTCCCTCGAGGTGCGCACGATTGCGCACCCAATCCTCACAGCGATCCTCGCCGAAGATCCTACCGGGTACGCGCTGTGGCACTGACCTACACGATCCCCGAGGGAGCGCAGCCTGTGCCGTGCAGGGGGTGCGAGGCGTCGATCTACTGGGTCGTCACGGAGAAGGGGAAGCGGATGCCCGTGGACCCTGACGGCACGCCGCACTGGGCGACGTGCCCCGCAGCGAAGCAGTTCCGCGCCACGCCGAGCCGCGGTGCCGCGGGCTGGCCTCCAGGTAACGGGGATCACTCTCCAGGCTCGAGGAGGACGTCGTGAACGCAGCGAGCGCGGGTCCTCCCTGGTGGGTCCCCCCCCGGGGTTCGCGGCGCCGCGCGGCTTCTCTGGCCATTTTGCATCGCCTCAACTTGTACTAAACAACTAGCACGTACGAGGTTAGAGCCAGGGAGCGGAAGGGTCGGTGAGTGCCACGACACGCGACGCAGGC